CTGTTCGGGCATTAGGAATTGAGGACATTAACTCTCAACAGGTTCGCGCTCTTTATCAAAATGACAATACAAAACCTTTGTTCAATGCTGTATTAGAAGATGGATTTCGTGAAGGTTTCCTAGCTGGTGGACGTTCTGATCAATTAGTTGGTCAAACAATCAGTATGGATCAAATGAGTTACCAGTACTACACATTAGAAAATAAGGACAATGATGATCTAGACCTAGCCTTCATTGGTCAAGGCGCTCCAATTCCGGTTGTAAGTATCAAATTAGATACAGACCATACAATCTTCGTGTACAAGCGCGGTGGTGGTATTGAAATCACGGACGAAGCAAAAGCAATGCGCTTTGATATGCTTTCCCTTCACTTACGAAAACGTGGTGTGCAAATTGGCCGCACTGAAGAAAAACTAGCTGTTCATCGTTTATTAAATGGCTATTTCAAAGATGGCACAGATGCAGCTCCTACGCTTGGAGTGAAAACTGCGAATGATTGGACACTAGCTGATATTTGGTATGCAAAACAATACGCATTTCAAAAATACGGTTTTAACTATACAAAATGCTTAATGAACCTAAAAACAGCAGAAAAGTGGGCAACTCAAAAAGAGGCGAATGGAAACTTCATTTTCCTTAATGAACTTAAAAATGGGGATATGCCAGATGTACTGGATTATCAGCCGTTTATTTCTGAAGATATTCCAGATGGCCGCATGGTATTAGTAGATCCTAGATTCGCTCTAGCTAAATATCAATTTAAGCCATTCTCTGTTGAAAATGACCGTGATGTGAAAACGCAGGTTGAGGGTTCATATGCAACGGAAACATCTGATTACATCCCGTTTGACCCAAATGCTCGTATGATTTTAACTCTTGATGCAGCTAGATCATAAGGAGGGATAACATGGCAGCAGCTAACAAGAAAAAATATAAATTAAAAGACCCTGCTACTCAGTTCGCTGAGGTGACTAGTGAAGGGTCTTTTTCATTGGCCGGAGAGCAGGAAAAGGAGTTACCAAAGAATCCTTCTCGCGAGCTTTTAAAGCGTATTGAAGCAGGTTTCATTATCGAGGTGAAGTAACATGCCTTATGCAACAGTAAAAGAGGTCAAGGAGCTCGTTTCATTTGCTGAAATTGCTGCTCTTACTGACATCAAAATACAAGGATATATTGACCGTGCTACATCTTGGATTCATCGAGAAGCTCAACGAAAGTTTAAGAGTGAAACAGATGAGGACCTGCTTGCTGATTTACGTACAGCTACCGTATTGCTTGTTGAGTACCTTTGGTACCAGGATAACCCTGATATTAAAGAGAGCTCATTAAGCCCTATCGAAACAGAAAAGATAGGTTCCTACTCTTACACTATGAGGGATGTTCAAACAGTGGACTCCATCAAAGAGAGGGAATATGAAGGAGCGCGTACAGGCATTAAAGAGCTTGATTTAATTTTGCAGTCTCTTAAGCAGGATATCCTAACAGGCATTTCGTTCTTTTCTGTCTCAGGCCCTTCAAGTGGGTACGGTGTATGAGATTCGGACGTATTCTTAGTCATCGCTGCACAATTGTTTTAATTGGCCAGAAGATAGGTGAAACCGGGTATGGAAAGCCTGTTTATGGTGAGTTACCTATTGAAAATGTTCCTTGCCGCGCTGATCAGATTATGCGAAGAGCTTCTGTTGATCAGTACGGAGTGGACTTCATCACTGAAAACATTTTGTTTATAGGTCCTGATAGACAAATTCCAAGTGATGCAAAGATAAAAGATATTCAGGATTTAAAAGGGAATGTCGTTTTAGAAGGCGTGTATTCACCTGAAAACGTAAGGCCTGTTTATTCGAAAGTGCGTCTTCATCACTATGAAATCACACTTCAAAAGGAGAGTGATGGAAGTGGCGAAAAAGAATCTTAAGTTTGATTTCAAAATTGATCAATCTGTAAAAGATCAGCTATCTCCTGAAAAGTTGAAAGAGGCTAGGAGAAATGCTGTTACTGCTGCTGGAATGGTGTGGGCTGATGAAACAAAGGAGATTGTGCGAGAAGATGATCATATCGATACTTCCCTGTACATTAACTCCATTGGGTACCTCACAGATATTCCAGCCCAGGACAAAACCGGAAAGGGTTCACGTAAAGCTACTCAAAATGATGTGATAAACGAGCTTATTGAAGGTGCTGACACAACCACCCTGCTAACAGGCTCAGGAGTTAGTTACGCTGAAATTCTCGAAAAGAAATATAACATTATGGCTCGCGGATTAGACCGTGCTAGTGAAAGAATGAGCCGTGTAGCACAGGTTCAAATCCAAAAGACATTAGATTTATAGGAGGCACTCATGATTAAGTATGTAGATCCTATTCCTCCTATCCTTCGATTTTATAAAAGTCGAACAGATTATCATATAGACGCTAATACCTTTCAATCCAATATTAGTGAAGGGTTATTAGTTCGTAGCGCCGGAGGTATCGGTTTTAGCCGTATCCAGCTTATTTATCGTGCTTCAGAAGAATCAGAAGCAATGAGCAAATTAATCACTTGTATCAATTTATTAGAAGCTCAATCTGCCTCTATACAAGGTTTAAGGATTCAGTGGTGTGAAAGGGAGTCAAACCCAATTCCATCACGAGATGAGGACACAGATAAGCCAGAAGCATGGTGCTACATGCGCTTGGAACATTTAGAAGCATAGGAGGTCGTTTCATTGGCTGAAAAAAATGAAAGTAAGTCAAAACAAATAACTGAACGTAAGATTATCTGCAAAGGCCCCGTTGATAAAAACAATGGGGCTATTATTTTTCGCTTACCACCTGAAAGAAAAGATGGGAAGCCCTTTGATATTGTGCAAGGTCAAACCCTTACTGTAGGTTCTGATATCTCAGAGGAAACAGCAAATCAATTGTTAGACTCAAAATCTTGGAAATTCGAAGAGGTGACGAAATAATGGCTGATATTTATAAAGTTAATTCAAAGAATTTTGTTGGTGGTCCAGGTCGTTTAGTTGTAGCTGACATGAGTGTTGCTGCTCCAACAAAAATTTCCGATGTAATGGATTTAACAGATCCTTACGCACTAAAAGATGGCTGGAAAGACCTCGGTGCAACGAGTGATGGGATTTCTATTACTCGTGGTTGGGATACGGAAGACTTTGAAGTAGATCAAGTTATGGGTGCCGCTGATACGGATGTCTCAAGTTTTGAGCATGGATTAGAAACACAATTAGCTGAGAATACCATTGAAAACCGTCAACTGGCTTTAGCTGGGGGTTCTATCATTGAAACACCAGCTGCAGTAGGTACAGGTCAAGTGCTAGGTGGAGCACTTGCAGCAGGCGCTCGTATTGTTACGTTATCAACTGCAAATCCAGCATTTAAAGCTGGTGGATGGTTACGACTAGGTACAAGCGAACTTATCAAAATCTCTAGCGTAAACGGTACGACTGTCAATGTAGAAACAGGAGTTAGTAAAGCTTATACAACATCTGATCAAGTGTACCCAGTAACAGAACTACCTTCAAAACGCATTGGTTATGGAACAGTAACAGATATTCCGTTTAAACGTTATGTACTTATTAGCCAGAAGAAGGACGGCTCACTATATATGGCTGTTATTCGAAAAGCAAAAGTATCAGGGGACTCCAAGCAGCAAGACTTCAACAAAGGAAAACGTGTTCTACCATTCCAGTTACAAGCCTTCCCTGAAGACGGTGTAGCAAAAGAGGAAAACGTTTATTACGAAATCGAACAAGCAATTTAAGGGAGGACTTATAAATGGGTGTAGAAGCAAAATTAAAAACATTAGACGTTGAAAAAAACCTTGGTGTAGTAACTCTTTCGGACGGGGCACAGCTCCCTGTCCCTAAGTTATCAATGTTAAAAATTATTAAAATCGTAAAGTTTCTTGGTGTAGATGGAGCTAAAATTTATAGCCAAGCCCGTGAAGTGTTAATTGATGATTCATATGATCAGATTGAAAAATACGCTGTTATTTTAGAGTCAATTCAGGAGGCGCAAGTTATGCGTATCTTTTCAATCATTCTTGATATTGAAGATGATGAAGCATTGGCTTTAGATATTAACGAATCATTAGATGTTCTGCTCGTTCTGGGCGAGAATCTAGATTTTGAAAAAACTTTTACTCAAGTCCGTCAGTTAATGAAGAAGCTATTCAACAAGGAGCTGCCGGACTTCAAGGAATTGATCGACAGAGCATTTCCGGAAGTTCCAATGGAGCCAGTGAAAGAGGATACTCCACAGGAAGCGACAGAAGAGAAACAGGAGAAGGAAGAGGCTACAGCTTAACTTGGGAAAGCTTTATTGATCAAGTTATCACTCAAATAGGGTTTGTTTCTTCTCACTACAATTACACAGAGGAATATGTATTAGAACATACGCCTGACTGGATTCGTAGGAAATATGAGCAAGCCCTAAAAGAGAAATGGGAAGAGAGTCGTTCTCGTATTACAGAAGGTGTGAGCAGCCTTATGTTGCTAGTAGATGGCTTGTTTAATAAAGGAAAAGGCAGTGAAGATATTCTTCCTTCCTCGTATGAAAAAGCTATGGAAGCTCAACAAAATCAAATCGTTCAAAAAGAAGAGAACTTTGTCAAAGGTTCATGGTGGAAAAAGTCTGGGTAAACCAGGCTTTTTTTAGTTTGGAGGGAAGGAGGTAAAACATGTCTACAGTTGGACAGTCAAACATTCAAATCACTGCTGATGATCAACAGGCGAGGAG